TCCAAGTTCTCCCATTGCTTTTTGCTTACGGAGTTTCTTAGGATTCTTTGTCTTGTCTGCAGAGTAGTTACTATCATCACCCTCAGGGTCTATAGAACTACGATGTCTTGTAGATCTTTCTTCATCACCAATCTTTGCACGACCTCTCTTCGCTTCATCAGGAGAATAGGTCCTACCACTGTTATACCATTCTTTACCAACATGACCTCTCTTCTTAGCATCGGCAGAAGCAGCTCTACGCTCATTCTTCTTACGATTTGCCTTGAAGTCTTTCATAGACATACCTTCAGCAATCACCATAAACTCTTTAAACGTTTTCATATTAGCAGACACTTTTTAGATATTTATAAAAAAAGAAGCGTCTCTTTGATTGAGACGCTTCTTGAGTGCTTGGCGACGTGCCTTTGCTTGTCGGAGTGCTTGTGGTTTAAGTTTTCGTTTCTGTTCTTTTTTGGAATGGTGTTTCCAGTTTGGAACTTGCATTGATCTGGAATTGAAGTATTTATACCATAGCAGAAAAATTCTTCTTCTTTTCAAACCGTATGACACTTTGAAATCTGTCCTCAAGACCCACCTTATGGGAAATCACAAAGATATTAGAGTCCTTAATTACATACTTGATAATCTTAAGAAACTCTTCTGTTCCAAATCCATCCAGAGAACTATCAAATACCTCATCCATAATCAATAGATTTGTATTTGTGGAGTTTTTGAGTTTGGCAACTTCCCTCCAAGTGAAGAGAAGTGCCAAGTCAATTCTTTGCTTTTCTCCTTCGCTAAATGAACTGTAAGAAAAATCTTCGTGAATTGGAGATTGGATGGTTTCGTTAAACTCTTCATCGAGAGTAAAGTTGATGTAGAAATCCATCATCTGCAAATATCTATTCACTTGTTGGTTAATAAGAGGAAGATACTTTTTAATGATTTTTGATTTCACACCCGAGTCTTTAAGAAGACTGTAAGAAAAATCGTAATACGAGGTTAATTCTTTTTTACTGGAAAGATCCTCAAAGGATTGATGAAGACCTTTCTTAAACGTTTCTAACTTCTCATGTTCAGTATTTCTGTTTTCAAGTTGATTGGTAACTGTTTGAATTTCAGATTCAAGATCTTGGATCTGTCTCTGTCCTCCAGAGATTCGAATATTATTCTGAGAAATTTCATGGGTTAAGTTAGTGACTTCTTTCGAAATTTTGAGAAATTGTGATTCTCTAATTTCTTCATCCTTAATTGCCTGCTCAAGTTCTTCATAACCACTTTGCAGTTGCTTTGCTTTCGCTTCAGCTTCACTAATTTTATTTATCCTAAACTCCTCATCAATCTCTTGGGTGCATGTTGGGCAAACCGCATTTTCGTTAAAAAACTTATGTTCAGTGGTAATATTTGATACCTTTTGGGATAATTTTCCCCGTAGAGTTCCAAGTTTTTTAAGTTTATCCGAAGCACCTTTAACTTCTTCTAATTGTTTTTGAAGACTAAAGATATTTTCTTCCACAACACTATTCTGCTTCATATAAGAATCAATTTCCATCATCAGATTAGAAATTCTTTTCTTATTATCACCAATCTTATTTTTTCCTCTTGTTTCAAGTTCCTCAATAAAATTCTTTTGCATCTGAACTTTATCTTTAAAGGAATCTCTTTTGAGTTCAAGAGTTCTAATCTCTTCCTTAAGAGAACGGATCTTATCTTTAATAATCGTAGTCATTGAAGAAAAGATTTTGATATCAAGAAGATCTTCAATAACCTCACGACGATTTGAAGTACTTAGTTGCATAAAGGGAACAAAATTACTACTTCCCAAAATTACAACTTGAGTGAATGATTTATAATTCATCTTCAAAACATTCTGCTCAAACCACTTCTGCTGATCAACTGCAGAAGAGTTTTGATCTACTAATGACCCATTTCTATGAATTTCAAAAAGATTTGGTTTAATGCCGCGACGAACTTTCCATTGATTTGTTCCAATACTGAAATCAATTTCAACTAAACAATCACGTTCATTCGTAGAATTGATAAGTTGTGGTTTGTTAATTCCTCTAAAAGATTTTCCAAATAAGACAAAAGTTAAAGCATCCAACACGGTGCTTTTACCTGCTCCATTAGAACCAATAATTAAAGTAGTAGTATTCTTTTGAAAATCAATCTGAGAAAATTGATTTCCTGTTGAAAGAAAGTTTTTCCATTTTATAGTCTTAAATAAAATCATTTTGATCAAACTCGTCTGGAGGAATTACAATGTCATTAGATGTAAAAATTGCATAGCTATATCCGTGAATATCACACGCTTTAATTAGCAATTGACTATCAACTTCAGTCACGCTCATTTGAGGATTATCTCCATCCTCAAGCATTAAAGCAAATCGTGTCGCATCATCTTCTTCTTCAAAGATATAAAGAACTTGGGATCCCTCATCATTTGTAACTGAGTATGCACCCTCTTCTTCTCGACCATCAATTGTGATTATATACATTTTCAGACAATTTCGCAAGCTTCCTGATAAACTTCACGAATCATTTTTTGAATAATTGTCTTATCCATATTAATTTCCGATTCTTGAATATATCTATCTAGGATAGAAAAAGTATCCTCGGATTCAAAAGCTTCGAAATCTTCTATATCTTGAACTTGGAAATTTTCTACAATTTTTAATTCGTGGATGTTTGAAGAATAAAGTTTATCAATAAATTTTTCAAACTGAGTTTGATCAGTTTTTTTGCGAACTACAACCTTTACAATTTTATTTTGAAATTCGCTGGTATTAAATGTTTGATAAGGAGTATCCTCATAATAGATGTTATAGAACATCTTATAAGGGTTATTGATGGGAAAATGCTCTAGTGTTTCCGTATCAAAAATAGTAAATCCACGAGTATCATTTAAATCAGTCCAGTATAACTCATAAGGATTTCCAAGATAAAAAACCTTTCCATTATTTGAGCGGGTGTGGTAATGCCCCGAATAGACCCGCTCAAACTTATCAAAAACTTTACTATCTAATCCATGATCCATTACGATTTGAGAATTTACCCTAAACCCATTGAGTTCAAGGTGTCCCATCACACATTTACTAGAAGACTTATTAATGAGTTTAAGAGTCTCCTTTTCGTTCTCCTGATTAATCCAAGGAACAAATAAAATATTTAAATCACCAATTTTTGCTTCTGTCGGCCGACTATAAGTTTTAATATTGGGATATGTCTGTAGGAGAAGGTCTGGAGAATTAACGTTATTCGTATTCTTATAATAAGTATCGTGATTTCCAACGATCATATGGACATCATATTCCTTAAGAGGTTCAAATACAACCCTCTTTGCCCACTCTAAACTTTGATAATCAATTGATTTACGACTATCAAAAGCATCTCCCATATGGATGACTGTATCAATCCCTTGCTCTTCGAGTGTAGGGAAGAATACATTCTTATAGAATTGCTCAAAATAATCGTGAAACAACTTAGAACCTTTACGGGCACCGTAGTGTGTATCGGTAATAATGGCGACTTTCATTCAGTAACGAAGTTTAATGTGAACGTTCTCCTTGATGCTATTATAGTCGGAATAGTTCCCACCGTCAATCTGGTTGTCGTCCACGAAGACTTCATCGTATCCAGTCTTTTCAAGGATTTTATTTTTGATTTCCAACTGACGCTTTTCTTTTTGAATACGTCTAAGAAATGCGTAATGAATAATTTGGGTGAAATAAGCAAAAGGATTTTGAGATTTCTCAGGATTGAAGTTGTGAATATACTGCACACAATTTTCAATACCATCAGAAATCATATCATCAATAAAAATATAATTGATGAAATTTGTTTTATAAGATAAGTGCGTTGCAATCTTAAGAAAACAATCCCCCAAGTAATTTGTAATTCTTGGTTTGTTTGGACTCTTCCAAGTTTTTAACTGCTCTTCAGTAATACCTGGTATTTCTTTTTCTGCTGCTTCTCTAATCCTTTTCTTATACTCAATTAGAGCTGCTAAAAATTCTTTATTATTGACGTAATGTTCAGACCTTTTTCTTTTCGTCATTACCGGAGTAGGAGCAACCTTTGATAGTTTCACTTCTGAATTAATCATAAGAATATTTAATTTATTATATAGAAATTATAACATTTACGATTTCAAATAGCAAGACTTGACATACCCCCTGAATTTCACTTATAATGTGCCTTGTCACGAATGATGAATATCAATTAGCTATTATCATAAAGCTTCTCTAAGAATTCTTTAGCATCAATAACATTAGAGATATATCCCATTTTACGAGATATATTTGGTCTGTTTGATTTAACGTTATTGAATTTACGACTGAATTCCTGATGCATCATTATAATTTCAACATCTTTAGATTCACTCATTGTAATTACATCATCCATACTTAAGATAAAAATATCTTCAGTAGTTGTTTTAAGCCAGGGTTCAATTTTATATCCTGTCACTCCTTTTCTTGTAGTGATTTCAGTAACTTGAACAGGGTTGATTAGTATAAGAAGACTTTTCTTATCTTCTTCAGTTGGCATCACTTTAGAAAATATTTCTTCACCTGTTTTTAGTTTAATAGTTGCATAAAAATCTTCTTCCATCATGGTTTTAAATTGATAGTGATTATTTCATAATTAAATTGTTCTTCGTTATAGATCTTAATTCTTTCTATAAAATGATTTAGCGTATAATTTTTTCTTGAGTTGTGAGTACAATCGTCAGCAATATCATAAAGAACTGCTTTTGTCTTATTAGTTGCTTTTCTTAAGACTCTTCCAATTGATTGGAGATTACGGATTCTAGACTTCGAAGGTGAAGCAAAAACAACATTATGTAAATTCTTAATGTTAATTCCTGTAGAAAAGACGCCATATGATGCCACAATGATCGCATTATTTTCACGTTCAGTAATTTCCCTAACTCTCTCACGTTCTTCAGTGTCCACTCCACCATGAACAAAAAAGACTTTTCTTTCACTGTCTTTACTTGTATTTATTAGATTGAAAAGTGGTTCTCCGTGTGCTTCAATTCGTGAAAACAGAACAAGAGTATTTCCTTTCAGATCTAATACAAGATTTTTAATAAATTTATTTCTTTTTTCGTGTTGAACAATAAACTGAATTTCTTCTTCAAAAACATTAAACTTTTGTGGAGGATGCTTTAATACAAGACACTTAATATCCAGTTTAGATACGTGTCCTTGTTCCATAAGTTCAGCAGTTCTTGTCACCTTATAAGATGGACCAAATAATCCTTCCAGAACCCATTTGTGAGTCTGAGTTCCATCTAAAGTTCCAGTAAATCCAAATCTATATTTTGCGTGATGTAAATGAGACATAATTGTAATCAAGGACTTACTCTTAAAAAGGTGAGCCTCATCTCCGATCACAACATCATAGTCTTCAAAAAATCTTCTTTCTAATTTATAAATAGACTGCCAGGTAGTTACTGTAACTGGGTGTTCGTTGGTTTTTTCTCTTCCTGAATAGATTTTGTGACAATATGAGTCAGCATCCCAACCATAATCACGGAAATCTCCGACCATTTGCTCTACAAGACTGGTCGTTGGAACAACTAAAAGAATTTTTTGTCCTTTATCCACATAATACCGCACGAGGGCATAAATCATCAGACTTTTGCCTGATGCAGTGGGACTTATCAATAACCTTCGATTATATCTTAGGCAGTCATATACTCCATCTATTTGATAGTGGCGAGGAGAATGCTTGCAAATAGCACTCATATAATCCTTCACACCTTCCTTTGAAATCTCTTCATTAACTTCAAAAGGAAGACCATAGAATTTATTTTCTCTAAATTCGTATGTGTAGTTATGGAGTTTTAATTTGTCAATAACCTTATCTAATAGACCAGCGTATATTTCTCCAGTATGAACCGAAAGAAGACGGATTAATCCATCCCAATGACGGTTTCTCATTTGAGGCATAAACTTTGCGCCAGGAACCTCAAATGTAAAGTATTGCTGGAGATCATACAAAATATGAGGTTCACATTCTAACTTAATGTAAACCTCATTCTTTTTGTGAATTATTACGTCACTCATAGAATTATAAAGATTCTATGAGTATTTAGTGTATCATCCCAAACCTGATTGGAACCTCATAAATTCAATTGAATTTTTAATTTGATAAGTTCGGTTATGAATCATTTTTAGAATATTATCAATATAATTTAAAAGAACATCATAATATTCTACTTTTAGATTGATCTGAGATAGTTTTTCATCCGCATCCATATATTTTTGCATAGTGTCCTTATCCCTGATTTTCTTAGGGAATGGATTCTCCACATAAACATCAGGATCCGCTTTTCCAGAATAATACTCATATCTTTCGTGTCTTATATTTTTCTTTTGTTGCTCTGCTTTTTTTCTTAATAAAATTATATTATTATAAAGATCAAAATATTTGGCGTGAAGAATAGGAATATTTAAAGATTCTGTGTGTAAATTATCAATATCAATTTTTGAATCCTTTTCCCACATATCTTGAATGGTTTCAAGATTTAAATTCATAAAGGTTTTCCTCTCTTATCAACAATATTATACAACATATACTTAAATGAAACATCTGCGGTCAGATATTGAATATCCTGATCAGTGGCATCAAAGTCCAAAGTGGACAATGAATATGGGAACATTGAACGGAACACAACCTGAAAGTTTAAGTTCTGATTACTATTCAATACAATTAAAGTTCCATCTGAGTATAAATTCATTTGAGAACGATTTGGTTGTTCAAATTTTTCATTTGAATTTTGCCACTCATAAATTTCATTAAGACTTTCTGGAAATCCTAATCCCCTCATCCAGTTTTGAATTTCCATGTAGTTTTCAAGATTTTCATCAACAAGAAATCTAAGAGTAAAATCACCAAACTCCATTTTATCACCAGGAACTGGTATATCATTCAAATAGTTTGGTTGAATTGCTACACCAAGAGTTATATCTGGAATATTAGCGGAATTGGAAAAGAATGCAACTTTCGGTGCTCTGTTTAATGTGAATTTAAACCCTACGGGAGCAAGAAAGTTTCTATTCTGTATTTGATTATCTAATGCGGTTCTTGCCATTTTTTCTAACTATTTAGACAAAAAAAGGGATCCCGAAGGATCCCTGAGATTTTTTGTGAATTAAATCACATGAGGTTCTTAATAGTAACTCTTCTGTAGTAACGGTTAGTACCAACGTTAAGAGCACCAAGTCCTCTTTCGAGACCCTCAGCGAATGGGTTAGCAACCATGCCATAACGAGTCTTAAACCCGATTTTTGGTTGGAAGCTGTTCTCGCCAACGGCACGAACCATTTGGAGAGGAACATATGGGCAATAGAAGAGACCAGCGTCATAAGGTGAAGAACCCTTATAACCAACAACGTAGTACTGGTTGTCAGATACGTTTGCTGAGAATGGGTCAATATAAACGCGGAATTTGCCCATCAGAACACCAGCGAAGGTGTTGCCAGTGTCATCAACGTTAAGGTTTGCGTTCAGAGCAGGGGTGTAATCAAGAACACCTGCCATGCTCAGTGCTGAAGCAACGTCAGCGGAACACATGATAACGTTGCCCTTTCCTCTACGAGTTCTTTGTGCGATTGCGTTAGCATCGCGCTCGATTTGGAACAGAAGACCCTTGAACTTCTCAACTGACCAACGACCGTTGGAGTCGATATCTAGGTCGAACTGACCACCAGTAGCAACGTTATTCTGAGCACCAGGTTCTGCAACCTTATAGATGGTACGAATAACTTCACGGTTGATTTCAGCAAGAATTTCGCTAGAAAGGATATTAGCGAGTTCTGCTTCTGCGTTCAGACCGTGAATGCTCTTGAGGTCTTGTGCTAGCTCAAGAGTATACTCAGCCTTCAGGGCGCGTGACTTTGCTTCAACAAGAATTTTCTCGATTGAGAATGCCATCTCGTTGAACTGAGGGCCGTCAACGGTTCCAAGAGCTTCTGCCTCTTGGGTCTTCATTGCCTGACCAACTTTATATGCTGCTTGGCCATCAATGTTCAGAACGCCTGGGTTATCTCCATACTGTGAAGTGGTTCCCATACCAACGGTTCCACCAGCACCAATTGCGCTAGGCTGACCGGAGAATGCGGTATTTACTTCGTTGTAGAAGGTCTCAGCACCGTTCTGGTTGTTATACTTGGAGCGCATCGCAAAGATGAGTCCAGTAGGTCCGTTCATTGGTTGAACGCCTGCGAGGTCATAAGCGACCAGGTTAGGCATTGAACGGCGGATGAGGCTGATCAGAACAGGGTCGAAACCTGCTACTGGATATGCACCAGCACCAGAGAAACCTGCATTACCTGTTGCAGATGGATCAGTGTTTACGGTTGGGGTTTCGGTTAGGAAACCTTGGTTAGAGAATGATGATTCTTCTCTAAGGAATTTTTCTTGGTTTTCGAGCAGGACAGCGGTTACAGCCTTTCTGTGTGAATCCTTGATTGGATCAAGACCCTCATAGTTCAGAAGGGGTGCCCACTTTTCCTGCAGATGCTCGGATTGGAACATTTGCTTTTACCTTTTTGTAAGTGTGTTAGTTTTTATTTGAAATAATATTAAATTCACTTTTTAGCAACAGTTGAAAGAGTTCTCAAGTAAGCATTCATTGAATCTGAGTGATACTCAGAAGCAACGTCTACTCCTTCAGACAGAGTTTCAGTCTTTGCCTCTACAGAAACTTTCTTAGAAGGAAAATATGATTCCTTCAATGTTTCCAGTTTTTCACGATATTGTGATTCACTCTCAAACTCAACACTTTCGGAAAGTGAGGCGAGCTTCTCCTTCTGAGTGACAGCGAGTCCTTCAGAGATCTCATCGAAAATTCTATCTGCAACCGACTCGGAGAGGCGATTGTTGAGCAGAATGTTTCTTTCGATTTGCTCGTTGAGTTTTGTCTCCATTTCATCAAGTTTATCTACCATGCTCTCAAGCACATCATATTTATCTTCAGGGATTGATACATAATGCTCTTCAAAAAGACCCTTCATTCCAGCAAGGAATGACTCGGTAATTTCTTCTTTAATTCCTTGCTCAATAGCAAGTTCGTTTTGATTGATCCATTCATCAGCAACATACTCAAGGTATGCATCAACTCTCTCTTGAAGTTGAAGTTTAATTTCTTCAACCTCTTCAGCGAGAGCAACTGCATAGTGCTCTTCGAGAGAATTTCTAACATCAGAAACTTTGCTTCTGAGTGCTGCTTCAAAGATGAGTTTAGTCTTTTCCTGATACTCTTCAGAAAGACCTTCCTCTTCATTAACACTGTGAAGAGCCTCAAGGTCTTCATCAATGTTAAACTCTTCTTTCTTTACTTCATCCTCACCATCTTCTTCATCTTCATCTTCATCACCTTCTTCATCTTCTTCATCTTCACCTTTTTTCGCTTTCTTAGCTTCGGTGACTGTTTCTTCTACTTCTTCTTCATCAGTCTCGTCTTCAACAAGATCCTCGTCTTCCAGATCCTCATCTTCTTTGATGGCATCTGTCTTCTTAAGACCCTTCATGGAATCTGCACCTTTAGCACCCTTAGTTACAGCAGAGACTGACTTGAGACCGCCTGGTTCCTTTAACTTTGCTGAGTCATCATCAGCTTTGTAGTTTTCTGGAGTAGGGCCACCCAAATCTTCCCAACCACCTGTTTGACCTGCAACAGCACCTGCTGCAAGTTTTGGCATTGGTTCTGCTGCCTTAGCGTTAGCATTAACGGCAGTCTTGGATTGCTTTGTGCCTACTTCCATTTCTTGTAAATTTGTACCACGAGACATTTGAACTCTCCGATTTACCTGTTTAAATCTATATTTATTTATATATTAATAAATTCTAATGTTAATATTAAAGAGAATTTAGGAAGTTTTGGAATAATTCAACTTTATTTTCTTCCAATCTTCTTTGCTTAACTAAAGTATTTATCCTGTTATATGTATGCTGCGCTACTTTTTCACGAAGCATTCCACCTTCCCACACCCACTCTTTACCTTCCATAATACCCTGAACGAAAGCATCAGGAGCAGAAGGATCCGCAACAATATCAGCAGCAGTGGCAAGCATAAAATCCTCACCAACTTCTTTATAACCTTTGGTATTTTCTCTTAGTGATCCAATACCACGAGAAGAGACACCTAGAGTGACTCCATCACCTAAAAGTGCTTCTGCAATTTTACCCATTGGAGTTGAAAGGATTTGTGCCTTTCCTACCCAATTGCTACCCTTCTGTTCGAGAGAAACAATTTTGTGAGAGACTCTATCGAGATTAACTGTAGGACCATCGGGGTGACCGAGTTCTCCTAGAGCACGACCTTTTTGAACGTAATTCTCATTATATCTTTTAACTTCCCTTTCCATAATTTGAAAAGGATACATTCTTCCATTACGATTTACGCACTCACTCTGCAGAAAAACTCCTTGAATATACAAGTGTTTCTTACCGTTTCTTTCTTCGGTAAGAACTTTGACCTTTTCTACTTCTTCTCTAATGAGTTTCATTGTTCTAATAGGTTCCGTTATTTATATTTATTTTATTCGTAAATTGGATTATTATCTTTATCGTGACGCTGATAAGTTCCTAGTCCAACAGGATTATTATTTACATCGTGACGCTGATAAGTTCCAACAGCAGCGGGATTATTATCCACATCATGGCGTTGATAATCACCACTCCAATCATAAGAAGTTACAGTAGACCACCCTTCACTTCCACTAAAAAAAGTTCTTGCAATGGATACTGGTTGTGGTGTAACCTGATTATTATCTTTATCGTGACGAATATAAGACATTTAAATTATTCTTCCTCTCCTACTTCAGAATTTGCACTATTGAATAATGCTGATGCAACGATTGGTCTATATTCATCAACTCTTTCTGATGCTTTTGCAAAAAGAAGATCTTTGATTTTATCGCTAATTTGTGATGGTGACTCATCTGCCACAATCATATCCATAAGTTCGTCCATAAAATTAGATAGTTAATTTGCAGTTATTTATATTTCACCACCCTTAGGAACTTCTACAGTCTTTGCTTGTGCTTCGACATCAGGTTCCATTACGGGTTGACCTAGATCCATTCCTTCTGATCCGGGATCCATTGGTGCTCCTGTCATAGGATCAACTGGAGCATTTGGATCTGGAATAATACCCTCTTCAATTTCTTTATTGATAAGCATATCCTGCTCAACAATTTCTTGATCAGTTTGACGGAGGATCTTACGTCTTACATAATCTTGAGAGTAGTATTTACCAATATAAGGTTCCGCCGTAGCAACAAGATTTAATCTTTCCGTAAGAAGTTCTGCTTCTTTTAGTTCTGAGAAATGATTATCATATAGGAAGTCATATTGAATATGCTCTTCCATCTTTTCCCAATCATCGGGGGTGATGATGTTCTTAAGAATTAATTGTGTCTTTAGCATATCATTGAACATATTCGAGAATCTCATTCTCAAACGTCCAACGAACTTGGTGAATTTAAGTTCATCACGGAGAATTTCCGATGAACGACCAAGATTAAAACCACCCTCTCCATCCATTCTGGTTGGGGGAACATTCAGAGAACGATACAGTTTCTTCTTGAAGTATTCAATATCTGTAATCTCTCCAAGATTTTGACCACCAGGAAGAGTCGTAATCTCAGTTCCTCTACCGCCTTCACGGCGAGGTAACCAGAAATCTTCAAGCATACTCATATATTTTTTATCATCACGGATTTCTCCAGTTCCTGCATCATATACAAGTTTGTTACGATAACGCATCATAACATCACGGAGATATTGCTCTGCTTTTACCTTAGGAAGATTACCTACATCAATATAGAAAATTCTACGTTCTGGTGCTCTCGAAAGTCTGTAGATTACCAGAGAGTCTTCAATCATTCTTAGTTGATTGAGAGACTTGATTGCTTTGTTTAGATAAGAAAGGCAAATTCCCTTGTTTCTATCAACTAATCCAGAAGTGCAGTAAGTGATGGAGTCCCTTGACATTTTAATTCCACCACTACCTTGGGGAGTTGCTCCTTGACCAAGGGCTGCTACTGGATAACTTGCTTTTGGGCTATAAACAAAATACTCTTCAATCACGGGAAACTGATAATCCATTGGATTTTCAATTCCATTTGCTGCTGTGACAGATCTTGGGCTAATGGAACCTTTTCTCTTACCCTTCGTTTCTTGCCTTACATACCTCATTTTAAGGGCATCAATATATCTCAGTTCTTGAATGCCTTCTTGAGGTTTTTTTAAATCGATTACTTTATGATAATAAAGACGTCCGTCAATATACCAGTTTCTATAAATTTCGTGACACTTTTTATTAAAATCTAAAAGTTCTAAGATATATTTAAATTCTTCTCTTATCTTTCTCTTGATACCATCACTTGCATTTAAGTTTGACAACTCAATCTCAATCGGAGAGTCATTAGAATCCGATACAATTGCCTCATTAACAATATCTTCAATGGCACTATCCACTTCTGGATGAAGTGCCATTTCACGATATCTTTTAATTAGATCGAATTCGGTTCTATAAACACCTTCTATATCGATAACTGAACCGAAAAACCCAGATGTTAGATAATGATCAACCCCGTCCTCATTGTTAGGAGGAACGGGGGAAAGTGTAGTTGGTGATAATGGTTCGTTATCTTCAATTGAAAAACCAAAAAGTTTTGCCATTATTAAAAGTTAAACTAGATTATATTCTATTTATTAACTTATTACTGATCCGGTTTGATCTCCGCCATCACCAACTGTCCAGTATTGAACTTGGAATTCAACAGTATACTCTTCGATAGTATCTGAAGTATCATATGAAAGATCAATTGCGGATACGTTAGTTGGGAAGATGTCCCAGAACTTATAAGTTCTGAGGGGTTTTACGTTTGCATTTCCTGCAGCAGTTCCACCATTATTGGCGGTACTAAATCTTCCTTTATCGGCACCTCTACCTAACTGATAAACTTCAGCATTTCTCATGTATGCATCTGGATTGGTTGCACCAGTATTATTATCAAGTTTGCTCATTAAGTTCATCCAGTTTTCAAATGCAGTTCTCAAGGAAAAGTCTTCATCGTTGATGATAGTTACTGTCCAAGTATCAAATGTTCTGTCTCCAGCAACTTTAAGAATTCTTCCTCTAAAAGGAATTTCAATAGGTGCCATATTTGATGCAGGCAGAGCAGCTGCTTTGCACATAAAGTTGAATTCGTTATTATCCCAACCACCAACTGCAAAATTAGGAATACTTACTTCAAATAGATTGGGTCTTGCGCCGCCCCCTTGGAGGGCGGCTTTAAATCCTGTAATGGTTCTTAAATTAGCCATTGTTGAGTCCTCCTTCTGTAATTAATTTATAATGAATTAAGCTCTTCCAGCAACTTCTTCAAAACTTACTCCTGTTCGAGTAGCAATGAATGTAAGAGTTACATAGTTAATTGATTTAGTTGGCTTCAGATAAATATCTGCTCTAAATTCATTGTTGTCAATTACATCTGGAGTGTTGTTGGTAGCATCGCAAATTACGAGGAAGTCATAAACACCTCTCTTTGCCTGAACGTCACGAAGATATGGTTCAACGATATTTACAAAGTTTGCTCTGGTCAGTTCATCGTTGAGTTCGAAAAGTTGTGCCTGAGCAGTCTTCTCAAGTGCTTGCTCAACAGTAAGGAACAGGCGGCGAACGTTAATACGATCAAACGCTGATGCATAACCGAGAGCAGTCTTATCTCCAAACAGAAGAACGCCAATTCCAGGTTGATTTACGATAGCATTTACTCTCAGAGGATAAAGTTGATCTCTCTGTGCCTTGTTTGGATTGTATGCAAGTTTGATTGCATTGTTCAGAATTCCTCTTTGCTGTCCTGCAGGTGAGAACCAAGGATAAGCAACGATGGATGTTCTAACCATCAGTCCAGCAACATCTGGGTTGCAAGGTAAATAGCGGAACTTATTGTTAAATCTATCGTAGGTGTATTTGTAACCGCTATCAAATACTGCATATGAAGAAGATGGAAGGGATCCATTTACTCCACTGAAGAATTCAATAATATTATCGGTCTGAGCGTCAGAATTTGTAATATCTACAACTCCCGAACGGTGTGGGGAAATGACTGCAATACAATCTTTTCTTTGATTTGCAACTGAAATTAGGTATGAAGCTTTTGCTTGTGCTTCATAGATATCATTTCCACCACTTGGTCCTTGAATGAGATAATCTACCTGAATTTCATCTCTGTTAGCGAATAATGCGTAACCATTGATTATATCACCAACTTCAACGGTCATAGCGCCATCAGCACCATAATCATTACCACCACCTAAAGTATAAAGTTGGCTACCAAGTGCAGTAAATGTTTTATCTTGTGCTGGGGTATTCCACTGCTCATCTGTTAGGTCCAGAGCAGTGTCTGTTCCGGTTTCAAAACCTGTTGCAACAACTAGATCTTCATTTCCTGAAGGATTATCTCCACCGTAGAGATACTTGGAATACTGTGCAAGATATGCCTTCCACCAAATCTTTTGGGGGGAGTTGGTTGAACTAATAGCATCAGATGCCTTAGAAAGACCAACGTGCTTCTCAAGAAGATTTCCTTTAATTCCAGTAACTGTTCCTAGATCATCAAATACTGCAATGTTAATACCATCATTTTTTCCATTGCTTTGGAGAGCATATTGGGTTGTAACTGGTTTTGGTGCAATCGAATTCCAATATACTCTTCCACCATTTACCAGTTGAATATACTGCTCATTATACCAATCATCTACATCAGCTACTGTTGTTGTTCCGATACCTGCAACTGTAACAGAGTCTGCTGCTTTAAATGAAGCAAGTCTACTCTTTTGTCCATATTCGATTGATGTTTCTGCACCAGCATTATCAACTAGATGAGTGATCTTAACATCTAGGTATGATGCGGAAGAGTCTGTTGTAACTCCTGTGATAATTCCCTTTACCTCTCCAGTGAAAGATGAAGTGGAACCTGCAGAAACTTTAATATTAGATACTGAAACAGAAATAGCATCGCCAATTACTGAGTCAGTGACTGCGGGATTGTTGATCTTAAGGATCTGATCTGCTTTATCGTCGATAAAAGCAACAACTAATCCGTTTGCCCAAGTTCCTGGATTTTTAGCAGCAAAAATATACTCAGGATCATCATCTGAGATTTCTAATTCATACTGGTCAAAGTTTTTAATCAATAAATCTGCAGTAGAACCGGTTCCAACAGTAAGTGCATTAGCATTTGTTAATTCATCATTGCTTACTCTTACAACCTTAAGGACACCGCCGTATGAGAGGTAAGATGATGCACTCATCCAATATTCGTATTGGGCATCTGTATTGAGAGGCTTACCGAATACGTTGATAAGATCATTTTCGGTAAAGATGTCAATTGGTTCTTCTACAGGACCAATTGGGAAGGGACCAGCAATCGCGCCAATATTATCTAAAACATTATCAGCTCTTCCTACCGTTAAATCAACCTCCCTAATAAGAACTCCGGGAGATAATTGAGGAGTCGCCATTTAAATTCTCCTAATCTCGTAACTAAAAAATATTTATTAAAATGAAACTTTCCAATGGGGAAACTGGACGTGAATTACCAATTTGGATATTCCCAATCAATATGTTGATCTACTTCCTTTCTTTTACCCATAACTCTTCTAATTGTGCATTCTTTACATTCATAAGAGTATGAAGATGGAACAGATCCTCTATTCTTTCTTGTTCTATAATAACCATCTATTAAATTTTTTGTTTTTCCACAAGATCTACACTTTCTATCATTGAGAAGTAAATGACCTAAGCGTATCTGAACATCAATATCATCATCTATATCCATTATTG